TTGTAATTGTTACTTCTGTTCCGTCACCGTCTTCAAGAATCCAACGGTCCATCGTTGCGCCAGTAGAGATTGCCGTAATGTGACCAAGACCATCAACAGTAATTGTGTCAATCTTTGTTCCATCATCAGTAGAACCATACGCACCCGAAAGAGTAGACGTGTCAGCGTGGTTAATTGTAACTGTACCGCTAGTACCGCCACCAGTTATTGACGTACCTGCCGTCACGCCTTGAATATATCTTGTATCTAAATTTGTATTGGTAGAAGTTATAGAGGTAACATGACCAAAGCCGTCTACACCTAGAAGAATATCTTGTGTTACTGTACCGCCTGTGTTTCCTGTTTGACCGTAGTTTCCTGACAATGTGGATGTATCAGAGTGACTTACAGTAACTGTACCAGAAGTACCACCGCCCGTCAGTCCTGTTCCAGCAGTCACACCATCAATATCACCTGTACCGCCTGTTGCAACTGCTGTTACACGTCCATATGCGTCAAGTGTAATAGTGTCAATTTTTGTTGCGTTTGAAGTTGAACCATATGTTCCTGCACCCGCACCAGCAGTCGCAAGAGCAATAGTTGGAGTACCACCTTCACTTGCAGAGGAACCCGTAATTCCCGTACCCGCCGTAATTGTTGCTACGTAGTTACCTGACGTTTTGGTACCAAGCGTAACAGCGTCGTTCGCAATACCGCCCGTGCCGATTTGTGGACCTTCACCCGTCGTACCGTCGTGCGAGTGTCCTGTTGTAGCGTTAAACGCCGCTTGGATTGCATCAAACTCGCCGTCAAGGTCAGAGGCGTTGATAACGTTTCCATCAGCTATGTTGTTTGGCGTATCGTTGCGGGTGTAACCTGTACCCATCTTTTATCTCCTCCCGTATGTTGCAAACTGTAAGGTTGCAGCATCGACGGTAAATACAGCGTCTGTATTTGCTCCTGTTGTTTCGTAAAGTATAGACACTGTAAACCCTGAACCTATTGTTGGCACTTCAAAGATTGCCTTTTGTTTAACCCCGAAAAGGGAAGTCCCGTAAATACCGGAACCGTATGTGATTGATACTCCCGCGTCAGTACTAAGAATTGAGTCTGGTTGGGGTGAAGCGGGTTGGTCAAAGTCGAATTTGAGGGAGAACTCCAAATCAAAATCGCCGTTAACGTCAAGATAGGTAGTGCCCTTGTATATTGTCTTTCTTACTTGAGGATCACCCAGCGGAACAAATGGAGTAGCAAAACTTGCAACGATGTCTGTTCCATCTTGAGTGTTACCTTGTTCCATCTGGTAAATGTATCCGTCCGAAGCAGCAAAGTAGATGCGTTCTGCGAACCCGTCGTACTCACTAAAGGTAACGTAGACGTTAAATCCACGAAGGTCGTTCCACGAGATACCTTCTTGGAGTTGAGTTCCAGCAATCCCCTTTGCCGCAGCATTTGTGTATCCACTGTTGAATCCAAAAATTCGATACTGGCTTTTTTCACGAATTACCGTGCTGCTAAACGTTGTACTACTGGAGATAAGGTCCAGCATTTCAGTTTGAATTGGTTTCGAAGCGACAGCAAGGCTAAAGTCACCCACGCGGTCTGTTGCCGAAAAGAGCCGCAAACCGTCCGGCCCCAAAAACATAATGTCACCACCAATCTCTTGGATGGTATCTTCAGCCACACATCCTAAGTCCCGTGACACTGGTTGCAACTGAAAGTCGCCGATGCTGTTGCCAACAAGCCTGTTAATTGTGTTTTCGCTAAAAATAATTAACTGGTCGCGAAAAACAATAAGGCCCGTAATAGTATCGGCTATGTTTATTATACCACCACCACTTGCACTTGTAAAGTCATCATCTGCATATGGGGCCGAAAAAACAAGGTTTTTACCGTTTCCAAGAAAGATGTGGTTCTTGAAATTGACAATGTGGCTTGCACCAGACGTGTCTGACGGCAGGGATGTTAGCTGTTCGAAGGTGGTTCCGTCGAATCTAAACGGTTTGCCCGTCGCATCGACAACCATGAACTTGTCCGTCCCGTCGAAGTTGTACTTGAGGAACCGGATTTTTGTGGAGCCGCCAAGCGTGATGCCTCCGCTGCTGTACGTCGCGTTGTCCGTGATTTGTGTCCATCCGGACCCGCTAGACTTAAATAAATCATCACCCCGTGCAGCATAGACTTCCGCGTTGTACCTCAAAATGCCCCGTACGTTTCCTGAGTTGGTGAGGGCGTTACTGTCAAATTTATCATATCCTTCGACACGGCGGTAGCCGCCAAACACTGACGGTTCAAAGTTGCGAAGAATACGGGCAGACCCCGGAGCCTGAATACCTTGCTGGTAAGGAGACAGGTTCGTGATGAGTCCGCCTTTGAACTCAAACGAATATGTTTGCCATCTATCCGGCATTTAAACCGCCCGTGCGTATACGTTTTCGTTTACAAGAAGAGTCCGCATCTGTTTTATACCATCTTCAAACTTACGGAGCGAGATTGTTGCTGACTCTAGATTATCGCGGAACATGTACGAATGATACATGGCCCCGTCTACTATTACATGCTTAAATCGAAAAGGAATGGACGGCACATCATCGTAGTTTTCCAAGTCAGCAGGAAACATAAAGAACTCATATTCAATCGTATACGCAGCGTCCGGCATAGGAGCCACAATAATGTCACCATCCTGAGAACGAACTACGTACTCTGGTGCTTGGCCCTTAGATGTGTCGGTTTCATATTCTTGATCTATATACCTAGAAACATATTCATCATAGCTTATTTGTTTCAGTCGCTTGGCAGATCCCACGCCTAGAGCAGTACTACGAGCCAAACGAACCGTATCAAAATCCGTATATTTAGCGTTCTCCGGGAGGGGATAACGAAGTTCACCTGCAGTTAAAACAATATCATCTGTATTGTGATTAAAGGGCCAACTAAAGTGTTTTTGATTTACATCACGAATGGAAGAATTGATGGCGTCTTTTATTTGCGAATAAAGTCCACTCGCCGATGAAAAATTGCTAGATGTAAGTTCTGTCTCATTTAAGCGACGACAAACTTCGTTAGTCAGTGTGAGATAATTATACGACATCAATTTTTCTCCACTACACGAATGCGAACTTCTTGCTCACGAACAGTTGCATCATTTGCTGTCATCCGACAAATAATTTTATAAGTTGTAAAAGCAGTGCCGCTGCCCAAATAGATTGTGGCAACGGTGGTTGTGTTGGTGCGACTGACGAGTTGCAAACCGTTAACAATCTGGCTGTCAGACCAAGTTTGCAACGTCCCATTTTCATCGTAGATTTTCCAGACAAGCGACGAAATGGTGTCACCGTCAAGAGCCGGACCCCAGTTGATAGAGTAGTCTAGCTGGTCGTCAGGGTCTTTATCTGGCCATTTAAGAGACATCGTTAAGCTGCCCTTCTGTGATTACTTGTTTGTTTCGGAAGAACACTAACCATACGTGTCCTGTCATATGCGTCTGCTGCAGCCCCGCTGTCCACTGAGCGGAAGATAAGCGCGGATGGGATGACGTGGACTGTGTTCTTTCTGTCGTACGCGGATGCAACGAAAACGGTGATTGCGTCGCTTGGAGACAACGAACCAATTGCGCCAGTTCCAACAACCCCGACAAGAAATTCAACGATGTTGACGGTCAGACTACCGACAGCACCCGTAGCACTTACACTTAATAGGGCTTCTGTTGGTTTTTCTTCTACTGTGTTTACAAAACCTGTAGCCGATACGCCACTAACAAAAATCGTGGAATCTACGGTTATATTAACAGTACCTGTTGCACCTGCAGCCGATACAGACAATACTTTTTCTGTTACGTTTTCACTAACGGTGTTTACAGCACCCGTAGCAGATACACCTGTTAGTGTAGAACTGTTTCCAATTCCGACAGTTCCCACTGAACCTGTAGCACTTACGCTTAACAGATTTTCAGATATATCAACTTCAAATCCATTGATTGCTACTGGAGCAACTGATGTTGTTGCCGATACACCCAACAGTGTTGCGCTATTACCGATGCCTACGGTGTTTATTGCACCAGTTGCAACCACACCAGTAAGTGTTACGCTATTACCGATACCTACAGTATTGACAGCACCAGTAGAAAACGTACCTGCTATTTTTTCTGTAATGTTCGGTTGAACACTGTTTACAGAACCTGTCCCGCTAACACCCACTACAGATTGTCTAATACCTACGGTAGTAGTTACAGTACCTAAAGTTCCCGTAGAACTAACACCAGATATTTTTTCTGTTATGTTAGGCTGAACAGAAGGAGTGTTGGTAGTACCAAGTACACCTGTAATATCTTCTTGGATATTTACAGATATAGTGCCTAGTGCTGTTGTTCCTTGAACACCTGTTACAAGGTCAGTTGCTTGTATCTCTGGTGAACCAATTGAACCAGTAGCACTAACACCTACTGTAATTCGTTCTGTAACGTCTACTTCAAAGCCACCAGTAGAAAGAGATTCTACAGCGGATGTGGCACTAACACCAGTATTTATCGTTACATAGTAATTGCCGTACTCTGCAGTGCCATAAACACCAGTACCATAGTTGGCTAGGTTTAAGGTAACAGACACGGCTTCTACTCTTTACGCGATACGAATTACAGCGTTACTTGCGTCAGCGGCAGGAAATTCAATTGTCAGGTCACCAGCAGTAGCAGATACAGTACCACCAAAGTCAATAACTGCAATCGCAGAGTTACTGTTAGCCGTATTGTAAATAATACAACCGTCAGCAGAAACTGTTACATTGCTGAATACTTCGTCGGTAAAGTCTACAATAGCAGTAGAACCGTCAAGAGTGATTGACGCACCATCAAGTACCTGACCGCCAGCGGAATAACCAGTGCCAGATGCTTCATCAGAGTTACCAGTTACATCAGAGTAGTTAGTTGTACTAGCGTTGTATGTGCCAGTTGGTGACGCTTTAATTAGTGCCAGTTTAAGTGAATCTGTATCCAAGTCGTGAAGACCGCCTAGCAGTTCTTGCTTAAAACTGTTGCACATTGCAGTTGTGATTGCCATCTTAGATATCTCCTCTAAGGCAGTTTATAGTGATGTCTCAAAGAACTCTTCTAAAGAGACAGAGATGTTTACGGCACTATTTGCGCTTGCAAGGCCGCGTAGCTTATCGCCACCAATCAAATACAACGGATAGTCAGTTATTTGAAGTAGCGAGTTTGCCGGAAGTTCGACAGTTTCAGCAAGCGTGTGGTAGGTTGTGCTTGCCGCTTCGTACCAGTCGAGACTGAATGTAACCGACGAACCAGATGAATTGTTAACGTAGATGCTGTTTACGTCAGTTGTAAAACGGGTAGGTACGGTGTAGATATCTTGGTTGCTTGTGGTAAGTTCCAGAGCAAGGGTGCGTTTCTTACGTTCACTCATGTAGTTAAATCCCAAAATGCCAAACAGCCGATGATATCGTCAGTTCCGGAAATGGTTCGTGCAGCCAAAGTATAGACATCGCTTGTACCAGCTACGGTTCGCCCAATTTGAAGGTCGAAGTTGTAGCCTGTAGGAACTATGGCGTCGCCTGAAGACTGGTTAGTGCCCTTTGTATAGTTTTGCAACACGAGTGTCCCACCAGTCAGGGCCGTTGCACTCACGTCAAAATCTACATTGTCAAAAGTGCTGGTATCGTAAGAAGCACCCGTAAGTGTCGGATTTTTAATAAGGGCAATTTCGTAATCGACATTGTTCGGGATAGGAAAGACTGTGTAATACGCGGGTAGTACAACAGCGTCCAGACTGCCGGAGTTTAATCTGATGGACACAAGCGGTTCAAACGAGGTTGTTACCGTCGTAGCGGTTGTCATTCGTGCCCAACTAAGTGCGTTGACTTGTTGATAGCCCCCTTCGCTGATTACGCTAGAACATATTTGCTTCATGTTCGCAGCACTGGACAAGGCACCCGTAGCTGTAATTTCGTAACGTACTGGCAGGATGGCCGTCTTCATATAAACTTTGTCTAGGCTGTTTGCGTTGTGAAACTTGTGGCAAACAATGAACTGCCCGTCAATCACGAAGCCACACCGTACCGTCCCGACACCAAGCCACTCAAAATCCATGAAC